TGAAGCACTTTGTGCGTACTGCAATGCAGACATCTATGGATGGTGACTTCGATACAGGTAACGTGCGCTACAAAGCGCGTGAGCGTTACTCATTCGGTGTATCTGACCCACTAGGTATCTATGGTTCTCCAGGTGCATAATTAGTTCAATAGAACTTTTGAGGGGGCCGCTAATGCGGCCCTTTCTTTTTTTCCAGAGTATGTTATTCTGCGTTTGGGGCAACATTAGCCTTGCAGACAGGATTCCGCCCCACCTGACGTTGCACAGACTGCTAGGCGAAACCTTGTGCAAGGGGTATTGATATGGCTTCAACCACATTCTCAGGTCCAGTGACCTCTACTGATGGCTTCATTGGCGACATTAAAGTTCCAACATACACTGTAGCTTCCGCTCCATCTGCTTCTGACGCAGGTGCAGGAACTATCATTTATGTTTCTAACGGTGCTGCAGGCTCTGCAATCATAGCGTTCTCTGATGGTACTAACTGGAAGCGTTCTGATACAGGCGGCACTATCGCAGCATCATAATGGGGGTAACCAATGAGTAAATGGAAACCACCAAGTGTTGAAGAGTTAGCAGCTCGTGGTCTTGGTCCAGATGGAAATCCACTCAAGACCACTAAGGTACGTGCTAGAAACTCAGACGGTACGCTAAAAGCAGATGATCCTTCTACTCCTGATGTGAATGAGGCGTGGGAAGAAAAGCCTGTTAAAAAGAAGCGTGGTCGTCCTCCAAAGAAAAAGGACTAATACATGCGCTCTGATGTACAATCCAAACGCTTAACAGCCACAGGGTCAGCGGGTGTTGGCCCTGCACGTATCCGCCAGATTCAAGTGCTTACAGCTTCAGGAACACCTCGTCTAACGATTACTGATGGTAACGGTGGCTCTACAGTTCTTGATTTAGACTTTAAGGCTTCTGATTCTCACTCAGTAAACATTCCGTCTGATGGCATTCGTGTTGGAGATATCTATGTTTCTGCATTTACCAATATCACTGCTATGACGGTGTTTTACAACTGAGGTAAGTTATGGCTGGAAATGATGTATTAGCTGCACATAGTCACACATCTGCAGCGTTGGTAACAAGAAGAGCTAGACTAAGAGGTGTTGTAGTAAACACAGCTTCTGGTGCAACTGGGGACGTAACATTTTATGATAATGCTTCCGCTGCATCTGGTACGGTTCTTCTTGAGGTTGACGAAAAGTCTCAGGGTATGACTGACATTATTATTCCTGGTGACGGCATTCTTGCAAAGAATGGCATTTATGCTTCACTTCCAGCAAACGTAACGGCGACAGTATTTTATGAGTAAGCTATGCCTGAAAAGAAAAAGAAAGATAGTCGATTAGAACGCGCAGGGGTTAGTGGTTACAACAAACCCAAGCGCACTCCTAACCATCCAACCAAGTCACACATCGTTGTGGCTAAACAGGGTGATAAGGTAAAGACTATTCGATTTGGACAACAAGGTGTGAAGACAAATCAGACTGTAGGGCAGCGCAAAGCCTTTAAGTCTCGTCATGCAAAGAACATCAGCAAAGGTAAAATGTCTGCAGCTTATTGGGCTAATAAAGTTAAGTGGTCTCCAAGCAAGACCAAATCTAGTTCAACTAAGTGGAAAAAAGGTTCATGACCATCTCTCGCGCACAGATGGGTAGTCAGCTAACGGGAAACAGAATGCCAGTCAAAAAAGTAAAAGGTGGTTATAAGTTTGGAAGCTCAGGTAAGGTTTATCCTACCCGTGCAGGTGCGGAGCGTCAGCAACGTGCAGCTTATGCCAACGGATACAAAGGTATGGCTGCTGGCGGTAAAGTCTCTTCAGGTTATCATCGTATGCCTGACGGTAGCATCATGAAAAATTCTGATCATAAGATGGCGCATGGTGGCAAGGTTTCTACTGGCAATGACGCTAAAGACCTTGAGATTATCCGCATGGGTAAAGGTGGCAAAACTAAAAAGTCTAAAAGCCGTGTAAATGAAGCTGGAAACTATACAAAACCAGGGATGCGTAAGCGTCTGTTTAATAAGATTAAAGCTGGTGGCAAAGGCGGCAAGCCTGGTCAGTGGTCAGCCCGTAAGGCTCAGATGTTGGCAAAGCAGTACAAAGCAGCAGGAGGTGGGTATAAAAACTAATGGCCTTAAAGAAGTCGCAGAAAAGCCTCAAGGCTTGGACCAAGCAGAAGTGGCGTACTAAAAGTGGCAAACCATCTACCCAAGGTTCTAATGCTACTGGTGAACGGTATCTACCTTCTTCGGCTATTAAGTCTCTTAGCAGCAGTGAGTATGCAGCTACCACAAGAGCAAAACGACAAGGCACTAAGGCAGGTAAGCAGCATGTGGCTCAACCTAAAAAAATTGCAAAGAAAACCAAACGGCACAGAAGTGTAGTGACATAGGATAACGTCATGGCAGTAGTAACACCAGATTTACCAGAACTCTTTGAGGAAGCATATGAGCGGGCTGGGCTTACTATGCGTACTGGCTATGACCTTAAAACAGCACGAAGAAGTCTTAACCTTTTAACATTGGAGTGGCAGAACCGTGGTCTCAATCTCTTCACTATTGAAGCGGGTACAATCGCTGTTACAGCAGGTACGGCAACGTATACCCTTCCTTCGGACACAATCGACATCATCGAACACCAAATCAGAACAGGTACAGGAACCAGCCAAGTCGATACGGCGCTCGAAAGAATCAGTGTCGCAACCTACGCGCAGCAAACCAACAAAAACACGCAAGGCAGGCCGACCCAAATCTACGTCCAAAGGCTCCCCACGGAAACAAAAGTAACGCTGTGGCCCGTGCCAGACAGCACAACAACTTACACAATATTCTACTACAGGCTCAAAGGTATTGATGGTCTGTCTTCTGGGATAGGAGACACGGTGACATCCGTACCCCCACGTTTTGTACCGTGTCTTGTTGCTGGGATGGCTTATTATATTGCTATGAAAAGGCCAGAAGTCGCAGCTCGTGTTGCAGCTTTAAAACAAGAATATGAGTTTCAATTCGAGCTTGCCGCAGGTGAAGACGAAGAAACAGCGTCAATTAAGTTTGTTCCATATGATACATTTATGTTGGGGGGCTAATGAGTTACGCTAAGGGTAAATACGCTTTTGGGTTTTGTGACAAGACTGGATTTAGATACCCGCTTAAAGACCTTGTCCCTGAATTTCAAAACGGGGTAAAGACGGGGTTTCTTGTTGGTCGAGATGTTGTTGATCCAGATCAACCTCAGAATTTTTTAGGGCGGCTAAAGATTTTTGACCCACAATCTTTGCAAAACCCTAGACCCGATACCTCTCAAACTGAAAGTAGAGGGTTATTTGGGTGGAATCCTGTATGGAATGACGCGCAATACATGACAGCGCAAGTAGGAAGTGTTAATATATCTACATCATAGGAGAATAGATATGCCAGGAAAAATGTATGATGCCATGAAAAAGCCTATCGCAATGAAGGAAGGCGGTAAGTTAAAGATGGTAAACAAAAATGGTGAACAGGTTCCTTTCTTTGCGGCAGACGGTGTTGGCAGGATGGGGTATGGCGGAAAAACGAAGAAGATGCGCGATGGCGGCGGCATGTGCCGTGGAATGGGCGCTGCCACTAAGGGTGGCAACTACAGTATTGGATAAGTTCAAATGAACTATTCTGAGCTAGTACAGGCAGTCAAAGACTACACTGAGAACACGGAAACAACTTTCGTGAACAACATCAATATGTTTATTCGTCAGGCAGAAGAGCGGATAAACAGAGATGTTCAGATACCTGAACTTAGAAAGAACGTCACAGGTAATGTGTCTGCAAGCAATCAGTACTTAGCTCGACCCTCTGACTTTCTGTCAACATTCTCCCTTGCTGTAATAGATGGAAGCAACAACTTCACATATCTTTTGGAGAAAGAAGTTAACTTCATCAGAGAAGCATATCCTAGTGCTTCTACTGAAGGGCTTCCAAAGTATTACGCAAACTTTGATGGCGAGAAGTCAGGTTCAAATGGCAACTTTATACTGGGTCCAACTCCAGATGCAGCATATAATATAGAGCTGCATTATTACTATGATCCACCTTCAATCGTTACTTCAACGACATCTTGGCTTGGCGACAACGCCGAAACCACTCTTCTTTACGGCACCCTTTATGAGGCGTATACGTTTATGAAAGGTGAGCCAGATGTGCTGCAGAACTACCTGCAGAGGTATCAGTCAGCCCTTATGAACATGGCTTCTCTTGGTGTGATGATTAAGAATGACTCTTATAGAGAGGACGCAGCATAATGGCTATTACTCAAACAACATGTACTTCGTTCAAGAAGGAACTGCTTGAGGCTGTACACGATTTTACATCTCATACCTTTAAGATTGCACTGTACACGGATTCTGCTGATCTTGGCGCGGGAACCACAGTTTACTCTGCAACGAATGAGATAACGAATACTTCTGGGACTGCTTACACGGCAGGGGGAAAGGCACTAACCACTATAGCGCCAACAAGTTCAGGGACTGTTGCGTTTGTGGATTTCGAGAATATCAGTTGGACAAGTGCTTCGTTTACGGCACGAGGTGCGCTGATATATAATTCTTCTGCTTCTAATAAAGCTGTCGCTGTGTTAGATTTTGGAAGTAACCGTGTAGTTTCGAACGATACGTTTGAGGTTCAGTTCCCAGTATCTTCTGCTACGACAGCTATAATTAGGATATCATAGGAGTTTACTTATGGCTAGTTTCACAAAGGTAAACGATTTCGTCGTAAACCTAGCAAATGCAATGGACTTGGATGCGGATACCTTAATCGTAGCCTTGTCAAACACAGACCCAACTTCAGGAACAGATGTTACTGCAGACGGTAACGGCATCTTGGCTAACATATCTCAGATTAGTTATACCAACTTGTCTTCACGCACATTGGCAAACGTCACATCTACGCAGACATCAGGCACATATAAGCTTTCTGCTGACGACTTGACGCTTACTGCATCAGGCGGTTCAGTCGCTGCTTTCCGTTACATTGTAGTTTACGATGACAGTGTAACATCACCTGCAGACCCAGTGATTGGATATTACGATTACGGTACATCGTTGACTCTAAATGACGGTGACACGTTTACTATCGATATAGGTACAAACGGTATCCTGACACTAACATAAGGATAGCTTGTCGTGGCGAAGCTTTTTAATAGGGCAAAGATGACGACTGCCAGCACGGGGACTGGCACCGTCACACTGGGGAGTGCCGCTTCGGGCTTCCAAACCTTTGCGGCAGCGGGGGTATCCAACGGTGATGTTGTACAGTACGTCATCGAAGAAGGTACAAACTTCGAAATAGGTACAGGGACGTACACAGCTAGTGGTACGACACTTACCCGTTCGCCTTCAGAAAGCAGTAACAGCGGGAATGCCATAAGTCTCGCTGGTGATGCCACTGTATCCATTACTGCTATAGCCGACGATTACAACAGACTTCAAAACGCTGGAAGTACCAAGGTAGAAGCCACGTCTACAGGTGCAACCGTTACTGGAAATATTGTTGTATCTGGAAGTGTTGATGGCAGGGATGTAGCTGGTGATGGTACAAAGCTAGATACAATAGAATCCTCTGCTGATGTAACAGATAGCGCCAATGTTGGCACATCTCTTACTGGATTTCCCACAGATACAGATGCAGCAAGCTCTGACCTAATACCAGTCTATGATGTGACAGCTTCTCGCTGGGAAAAACAAACCATTGCGAATGCAGCTTTAACTGGCCCAACTGGTCCTACTGGGCCAACTGGACCCACTGGACCGCAAGGTGCTGATGGTCCCACTGGGCCGACTGGTCCTACTGGTCCCACGGGTGCCAAGGGACAGAAAGGGCAAACAGGCGCGACAGGTCCAACTGGTCCAACAGGTTCAACTGGAGCGAAGGGACAAAAGGGTGAGGTTGGCGCGACAGGTCCAACTGGTCCAACTGGCCCCACAGGTTCTACTGGGCCTACTGGTGCGACTGGTCCCACAGGCCAGAAAGGGCAAAAAGGTCAGACTGGAGCCACGGGACCAAACGGACCTACAGGACCAAACGGTCCCACTGGCCCGACAGGGCCGACTGGCGCGAAAGGTCAGAAAGGTCAAACTGGTTCGACTGGCCCTACTGGCCCTACGGGACCGCAAGGTAGCACTGGTCCTACTGGCCCTACAGGACCGACAGGGCAAAAAGGCCAGAAGGGTCAAACTGGAAGCACGGGTCCAACTGGTCCTACGGGTAGTACTGGGCCAACTGGTCCAACTGGTCAAAAGGGTCAGAAAGGCCAGACAGGCTCTACGGGTCCGACAGGCAGTACGGGTCCGACAGGCCCGACAGGGCAAAAAGGTCAAAAGGGTCAGACAGGTTCTACAGGTGGTACGGGACCAACGGGACCAACGGGTCCAACGGGTCCAACGGGTCCAGCGGGTCCAAACAATGTTACCGATATATACCTTGCAAATGCCATATACCACACAGGCGACACCAACACCTATATGCAGTTCCACACCAACGATCAGTGGCGTGTTGTTGTTGCTGGTTCAGAACGGCTAGAGGTTAAGAGCAGTTCGCCGCATGTGCTTGTTACTGGTGATTTAAACAGCTCATCAGATGCCCAGTTAAAAGAAAACATAGAGCCTATTGCGAATGCGCTGTCAGACATCACGCAACTTGAAGGCGTGTCGTTTGATTGGAGAGACACAGGCACACGAGGTCATGGCTTTATCGCGCAGCAGGTTGAGCCTATCTTGCCAGATGTTGTTCAGACAGACGAAAGGACAGGATTGAAATCAATCAACTATGTTGGTATGATAGGTCACTTGGTTGAGGCAATTAAGGACTTGAAAGCCAAAGTAGATAAACTGAAATGCTAATAGTATAAGGAGATACGAAGATGGCATTACAAGTGGGCGGCACAACCGTCGTTGATGACAGTCGCGTTCTACAGAACGTCAGTGGCCTTAAAACGATCAATAGTAACAGTATACTTGGATCGGGTGACATCGCGATCAGTTCGTCAGACGTTGCTGCAAATGGTTACGCTTATTCTAATGTTAATCAGTATGGTAGACAAACTCACTCGCCCGGATTTAATAAGGGTGTTTGGTACGCAAACTGGGGTATACCTAGCTCTTATACAACTGCTGGCTATTTTAATTCTGGTAGTTTTACTACTGGTAGTAATAGTTCTGGGTATCTTTTGCGTACTATTGCCATAAGGATACCATAAATGGAGGTGTTAGATGCGTGGGGCGTTCCAGTTTTGATAGGAAAACTGGAAGATTTGGATATGTACAGCGTATTGGAATATGTCACTACTCAAAAATTTGAAGAAAATATATCAATTGCCCAAGGTGGTGGGGCTGTTAATGAGGGTGACCAAACTGTAAATCGTCATTTGTTAGATGACGAAGGAATGGAACATGTTCGAGCGCAAATTTTGTTAGCAGCAAATGCATATGCAAAAGCATTAGGGCATGATGTAGATGGTCTATTTGTAAGCAATTCTTGGGCAGTTAAGATAAATTCATACGATCAAATATTGCCGCATTGTCATACAAATTGCTATTTTAGTGGCGTTCTATATTTAACAAGTGGTCAGCCTTTGCACTTGCATCGCCCTTGGACGGATAGCGATATGTTTACGTTCAATCCAAATGTTTCAATCAATCCAGACAATGTTTTAACGCAGCCAACACGTCAATTTTATCCACAGTCGGGCGGTATCATTATTATGCCTTCAAACTTGCATCATTCTGTTCAAGCCAATCTTAATAATAAAGTGGATGCGCGATATTCAATTGCCTTTAACTTGTTGCCAAAAGGAAAATTTGGCCACAATGGGAATTACATTTATCTTAAGGAGCCAGAACATGACGGATAGTATACAAACGGAATGGGTGTGGTTGTTGTATGAGCATGACAATGACAATGTCATTAGACAGTTAACAATTACACCTTACGAACCAGACCTTACTAGTTTCCCGTCTGATGTGACCTATGTTGAAATAACGCAAGAATTGCATGACAGTATGCATGATTACTTGCGTTATAGATACAATAGTGACGGTACTGTCACTGAAGTTGATCACAATAATTATATGTCTCAATATCAACGATGGAACCGCAAGCAGCGATTGGAAGAAACGGATATTTATGCTTTGGGTGATCGTGCTATATCAGATGAAATGAGAGCCTATCGTCAGGCGTTGCGGGACGTACCGCAACAGGAAGGTTTTCCAGATAATGTAGTGTGGCCCACAAAACCAGAGTAGTTAAAAATGAAAACTGTTCAATACAGATACCTTGGTAGCGGCATAAAGGGTATTAGCAATATTGATTATGATTTTACCGATCAAGAGTGGTTGAACTTTTGGACGCAGTACCCAGCTATCAAGCACAACTCTTGGTATAATTCTCTACCCAATAGAACGCATGAAATTTTCAACAGAGCTAAGGCAAAAATAGAATTTTTGAAAGCACGGAGAGTGGGCGCAAACAACACCTCAGTGGAATTTACTGTGAACACGGCGCGCTTGTGTCCGAATATCAGAGAATTTCTTGCTAGGTGCATGGTTATTCGTGCGCCAATGGATATGCATTTTAACAGAGTGTCAGGTAAATTATTAAACCGTGAAGGTGTTGATTATGTTTATGACTTTGTAGCGGCTGAACCAAACATGCTGCAATTAGATGTACATGACCCGATACAATTTAGGTCAGATGCATGTGATACATTTCACGATCATACCAATATAAAAATGAACACGGGCCTTGCTTTTAACTTACCTAAAAACATGCAGTGTATGTTTTTACAGCCACTTTACGATAACCCAGATGCACCCTTCCAAGTTATACAGGGTGTTTTTACAGAGCCGCTAAATCATAGCGCACACATTATCTGGAATGTCATGGTAAACAATAAAAAGGTTGAGGATTTTATTATTAAAAAAGGCGATGCTTTGATGTATGTTTATTTCCCAGAGCGTGTAAAGTTTGTAAAAGCTAAAAAACCCTTTGCTCTTGTGAAAACACAATTCAACAAACCTATGGGTTTAGTCTCTGACGAAGTACAGCAAAAATGTCCAATGGAGATTAAATAATGGGAGAAACTAATGATACGACAAAATTGGAGAATGTGGCCTAGCTCAATAAATGTTTCTACAATATTAAAACAGAAAGAAACGCAGAGCGTAAATCAAGCAACAACATTTGGTGGGGAGAATCTAGATCATCGTCGTAGTCGTGTAGCTTGGCTCACAGGTAATCAGGAAGTGCAATCTCTTCTTGAGCCATATGTAGCAGAAGCTAGAACAATTATGGGAATTGATATAGAATTTAATGCTGAGATGCAGTTCACAGAATATCATGCCTCAGAAGGTGGCAAGTATGATTGGCATCATGATGTAGACTGGAATAACAATAGTGGGATTGATAGAAAGCTATCATTGACGGTGCAGTTAAGTGACCCATCTGACTATGACGGTGGGGACTTTGAGTTTTCAGAAGTTGAGCAGCTGCCTACCTCTGCCAAGCAGCAAGGGACTGTTATGGTATTTCCTAGCTATCTTGCACACAGGGTTACACCTGTAACTAGGGGCGTTCGTCGATCTCTCGTTGCTTGGTTCTCTGGCCCAACATGGCGATAATATATCAGATAAGCCTGCATGGTTCTGCATTCGATGTTCGAAACCTCTCATGGGAAGAGGCTAAGTCACAGAGTGGATGTAAGCCAGATGTAGAGTGGTTGGACCCCATACACAAACGATCTTTGTTAAGAGGAGAGTTTGGCTGCGCGGTAAGTCATTTACGTGTATGGGAGCAAATAGTTCAATCGAACTTAAATGGGATTATTTTAGAAGAAGATGCTGTTTTCGATTCTATCAATGTTGGGCATGTAGATTCTTTATTGGCAAGATATGATAGCGTATGGCTGGGCTATCGCTGGAATGATATGGGTTATTGGTACAACTGCCATGCTTACGCGGTATCACCAAGGACAGCAAAGAACTTGATCGAAGGCTTTAAAGATAGCATTATACCTGTAGATGAGTGGGTTCCTTCAAAGCTAAAGGGTAAAAATAATTACTTCTATAAAGATGAAGTGGTCAAACAAATCCCACGAGAAATTAGGCCGTCTACAATAGAGGAGACAGAAGTGTTAAGTGGTGGGGTAAATTTTAAGATTGTGACTGTTGCTACAGAGCCAAAGAAGATGTGGGCTTTAGAGCAGTCAGCAAAGAAGTACGGGGTAGAAGTACATAACTTAGGTAAAGATCATCCTTGGAGAGACCCTATGGAAGGGCTTGCTGGGATGCCAAAGATACAGCTTGTAAATGAATACTTGGCTACTTTGCAGGACGATGATGTGGTTTTGTTTATGGACGGGTACGACACGTTCTTTGCAGATGACCCTAAAGAAGTTTTAGAAAGATACTTACAGTTTGGTGCTGATATTGTGTTTGGTGCTGAAAGCGAACACTGGCCTTTGGTTGATGATGAGTTCATGCGTAACAAGTGGCCTGATACTGGAACGCCATACAAATACCTAAATAGTGGTCTGTATATTGGTAGGGCAAAAGCTTTACATGAGTTTATTGCGCAAGACGCAACTGAATCAGCAAGCAAAGATGATCAGCTTTATTGTCAGTTGCGCTATCTGAAGACCAACCCGAATCCTATTATAGATAAAGGGTATCGTTTTCCATACACAGTAAAGCTAGACACTGAAGCGTACATCTTTCAGAACCATGAACCAAACATACGTGTCGTAGAGGGGCAGCTTTGGAACGATGTTACAGGCTGCTGCGGCTGCATATATCACGGTAATGGTGGCGCAGATGCAAAAGCTCTTTTTGTTTCTATGGCTAAAGAATTTGGGATAGTTGAAAAGGCACAGCCTGTAAGTCCGTACTATTTAACTTTGGATTACGATGAAGTTGCTCCAGATATTTTAGTTACTGATTTCTTGTCTCAACGGCAATGTGATTTCTTAATTCAGAAATCTGAAAGCTATGGCGGATGGAGTCAAATGGATGGGGATAAGTTCCCTGCCCAAGAGATACGCATTCGTAAGATGGGTTTGTGGCACGAGTATGAAAGGCTGTGGGCAGAGAAGCTGGCAAAGATATGTGAGCAGTACTGGACCCCAGAGGCTTACGTTGGTTTACGTGATGCATTTACCATGAGGTATTCTATAGACACACAGACAACTCTTGGCCTACACACAGACGCTTCATTGTTTACGGGCAGCGTAAAGCTTAACGACAATTATTCTGGAGCTGAACTCGTATTCCCACGTCAAAACTTTACAAACAAAGACGTTCCTGTGGGTAAGTGCCTATTATTCCCAGGCATGGTAACTCATGGGCATTCAGTTAATGAACTTATGGGTGGCGTTAAGTACAGCCTCACTATGTGGACGAGCAGGTACAAAGGCGACTTAAATGAATAAGTTCTTTGTTGAGATTGGTGCTGCTAACTTTGATACCCTTCTTCCGTTAGCTCAGATGGGCTGGAGCGGCATTGTTGTAGAACCCGTGCCTCGCCTTTATGAAGAGTGTAAAAGGATGTTTTCTAGTTATGATGTCACAGTGGTTCAAGCTGCTGTGTCTGACTACAATGGGGAAATAGACTTTGCAGTAGCACGGGATGATGGCTCTTGGTTGTCTGGGTGTTCTCATGTCGTAAGTGATAATCACTTAGGTTATAAGCTTAGCACAAGTCCAGACAGGATCGGTGACTTTGACGAAAGAATAGTTGTTCCATGCGTTACGCTAGACACATTGTTGCAGCATGTAGATTCCATAGACCTTATGAAAGTCGATGCCGAAGGTCATGAAAACAATATCTTTAATAGCTATTCGTTTCGGATAAAGCCTTCAGTTGTAAAGATTGAACACAAGCACATAGATGACAAGTTACTAGCCAGAAATTTAGAATCCAATGGGTATTTGGTTTGGACGGAAAAAGATGATATATATGGAGTAATCTAGCAAAGGACACTTTGTATGCTTACCCAACGTCCCATAGCCAGCGCCCCGATAGGTACGTCAGGCACTTCTGATTTTCACGTTGATTTAGTCAGCGGCACCTTTACGCTTAGTATGCACGGTGCTGCAAAGCTGATCACAAATGTCAAAGACACAGGCGTATTTACTTTAGACGGTAGAGCTATAACATTCACGATAGCTCTAAATGTGGATGCCAATTCTGGTTCGTTTGCCCTAACTGGACAGGATGCAGAGCTAAGACGCGGTAAGGTTATGGTCGCCGATAGCGGCTCGTTTACTTATACGGGTTACGCTATTGAGAACCAGATAGCTATGAATGTTGACCTAGCGTCAGGCACATTCACAATAACTGATCAGGATGCTGCAGTAACCGCACAGCTAAATATGGATGCGGACTCTGGCACGTTTACCTACACGGGTCAGACTATCAGTAGGCAGCGTACTGAGGTAACTCAATCAGGAACCTTTACGCTTACAGGACAAGATGTAGGCACCCGTATAGCTTTAAATGAATCCCTTGAGGCTGGCTCCTTCTCCATAACGGGAAGAGATATAACAGGCGATATAACTGAAGTTGTTACGTCTGGTTCATTTACCTTAACTGGTAATGATGCCGATTTCGCAAAGGCAATGAATATAGATGCGGCTTCGGGATCGTTCTCTCTTACGGGTCAGGATGCTTCATTTGCCATAGCAATGAATGTCGATTTGGATTCTGGTACGTTTGTTCTTACTGGACAAGATATTACTGAGGACATTACGGAAGTTATAGAAGCTGGTTCGTTTACCTACTCAGGTCAAGCCGTCGAATTAAACAAGGCCATGAACCTATCTGTAGATGCAGGTTCGTTCGCGCTGACAGGCCAAGACGCGACATTTGTTTTTGCCGTCACTATGAGTGTGGATAGTGGAACATTTGTTCTAACTGGTCAAAGCATAACAAACAACATTGTTGAGGTTGTAGATTCTGGTACATTTACTCTTACAGGTCAGGATATATCGTTCAAACAGGGCGTGTTCTCTGGCAGCTTTGAGCTTACTGTTGGCTTATCAAGTGTCACTGTCTATGGTGAACTTATCCCAAGTCAGAATCCAAACTACACAGAGATAACAAATTCAGACGATCCAAACTGGCAACTTGTTGCTTAAAACTCAAATTGCACGTATACTTTGTGCAACTCAAATTAGTTCAATAGAACTTTAGAGAAGGTTCGATATGGCTTCATATACAAATATCAGTGGCGTCAAACTTATAACAACTGGCGATGAAGCTGGTACGTGGGGGGCCAGTACAAATACAAACTTAGAGATATTAGACGCTGCGTCTAAAGGTTTTAAAAAGATTACCATGACAGATGCAGACTACACTCTGCCTCTGGATAACAACCCTAGCGCCGTTGAGAATGGTCACTATGCGGGTATTGAGTTTTCTGGTGCCAACTCTGCCGAAAGAACTATTACACTAGAGCAAAACGATCATACACTTGTATATACGTTCCTCAATAATACAGGTCAAAACTTGGTCATTAAGCAGGGCGATGGGTCTGGCGGGACAGTTACAATAGCTGATGGTTATAGCGCTATGGTGTTCTGTGATGGCGCTGGCACTGGTGCAAAGGTTACGGATGTATCTTCGGCAGCTAAGGCTCAAGCTTTAGCGAACTCAAGAAACTTTTCTATTACTGGTGATATCACAGCGGCGGCGGTTGCCTTTGATGGCACGGGTAACGTGGCCCTTAGCTCTTCAATTGCGGCTGGTGCTATTGTCAATGCCGATATCAATGCGAGTGCGGCTATTGCTGATACGAAACTAGCTACGATATCTACTGCAAGTAAAGTCTCAAACTCAGCTACGACTGCAACGGATGCTAACACTGCGAGTGCTATTGTTGCGCGAGATGCTAGTGGAAACTTTAGTGCTGGAACAGTTACCGCAGCTTTAACTGGTAACGTCACAGGTAACGTAACAGGTAATGTCACGGGTAATGTTACAGGAGATTTAACGGGTGATGTGACAGGCAATGTGACAGGCAATGTGACTGGATCGTCTGGCTCAACAACAGGAAACGCCGCTACTGCTACAGCGTTAGAGACTGCAAGAACTATCGCTGGTCAGTCTTTTGATGGGACCGCAAATATAAGCATAGGGCCAACTGACCTGACTGGAGTCACTGCAACTGCGAGTGAAATTAACATTTTGGATGGTGTCACCGCAACTACAGCAGAGATCAACTATGTTGATGGCGTGACCTCAAACATTCAAACTCAGCTTGATGCTAAAGCCGCGTTAGCTGGTGCCAGCTTTACTGGAGCTGTGGATGTAGACGCTGCCTTGACAGCAAATAGCTTCGCCCTTGATAACGGTTCAAACGATTGGACGTTCGAGGTCGATGGGAGTAATAATTTACTTATTAAGTATAGCGGCACAACGGTATTTAAGCTTAGTAGTGTAGGAAAGCTAGAGGTGGCAAGTGATCTTGGTGCAAACGTGGTATTCTGAGGTGTATAATGGCTTTTACAGAGCTGAGATTTAAACCTGGGATCAATAAGGAAATAACTCCGTATTCTGAAGAAAACGGATGGATTGACTGTGACAAAGTTAGGTTTCGTTTTGGCTATCCAGAAAAGTTAAATGGTTGGGAAAAGAATAGTACTAACTCATTTCTTGGGAGCTGCCGTGGTCTTCATGAGTGGGTCGCTCTTAGTGGTGAAAAGTTTCTAGGTGTTGGCACACAGCTAAAATACTACATAAAGCAAGGTACTGATTACAACGATATTACACCTATAAGGCTTACTACTGGCGCTGGTGATGTCACCTTTGCGGCGACTAATGGCTCTTCTACTATCACAGTCACAGATATAAACCACGGTGCCGTTGAAAATGATTTTGTTACGTTTAGTGGGGCAGCTACTCTAGGCGGTAACATTACGGCAGATATTCTCAACCAAGAGTATCAGGTTGTAAGTATCGTTGACGGTAACACATATACAATCCAAGCCAGAACTGTAAGTACAATATCTAGTATAACAGAAGACGGAGCGCTGAACCCCACGCTAGTCACGGCAAATTCTAGTGATACAGGAAATGGCGGTGCATCTGTAGTTGGCGCGTACCAAATAGGCACAGGTCTTAACTCTGCAGTTTCAGGTACTGGTTGGGGCGCAGGTTTGTTTGGGGGTATTAACAACGGCGCACTACAGACAACCCTTAATGAGGGCGGGACACTCAGTGACAGCGATACTACAATTACTGTTACGTCTGCCACGGGGATTGTAGCAAGCGATGTAATTTTAATCGGTGGTACTGAGCTTGTTTTGGTTGGTGGGGTTAGCTCAAATGATCTTACTGGATGTACTCGTGGTCACAATGGCACAACCGCTTCATCTCACGCAGATGGTTCTGTAGTTCGCCTAACAGAAGGCAATGCCGATAGCGCAGACGATTTTAATGGGTGGGGCGAGGGCGTTGCCACAGGCACTCAAACAGCCACAACAGGTCTAAGAATATGGTCACATGACAACTTCGGGGAAGACTTGATCTTCAACGAACGTAACGGTCAGGTGTTCTACTGGGATAAAACAAATGGCGTAGAAACTCGTGGTGTAGAGCTTTCTACACTTACAGGAACGCCACGATCTGTCCCACAGAAATGCGCTCAAATATTGCTTTCAGATAGAGACAGGCACGTAATTGCTTTTGGCTCTGATGGGCTAGGTGCTTCATCTGATACGCAGGGCGATGGTACACAAGACCCCATGTTGATTAGATTCTCTAGTCAAGAAGACCCAATAGATTGGTATCCAACAGATACAAACACCGCTGGTGACTTGAGGATCGATACAGGCTCAAGGATTGTTCAGGCTGTCGAGACACGTCAGCAAATCGCTGTATTTACCGATACCGCTGTGTATGCCATGCAGTTTATTGGTCCGCCTTTTACCTTTGGTATAAATTTGGTTTCGTCAAACATAGCTATCGCGAGTCCAAAAGCAGCCGTTGCGGTAAACGATATTGTTTATTGGATGGGCAATGCAGAATTCTACAGCTATGCGGGTGCGGTCCAAAGAATACCATGCACCGTTCGTGATTACGTCTTTGATGACTTCAACACTAGTCAGCTAGAAAAGGTTGTAGCGGGTTCAAACGTATCGTTTGCAGAGGTGTGGTGGTTCTATCCATCTGCGGATTCAGAAGAAAACGATAGGTATGTTGTCTACAACTACCAAGAAAACATTTGGTATATCGGCACACTAGCAAGAACAGCTTGGCTAGATCGTGGCATCAGCAGCTTGCCAGTTGCTACAAGCAATGATGGATATCTATACAACCATGAGACAGGCGCAAAAGCTGACGGTCAAGCAATGACTGCTTACATAGAATCTGGTGATATGGGTATTTCTGACGGCAACAACTTTAGCTTTATAAGCCGTGTCATACCTGACTTAAACTTTAGAGAAACTAACGTAAACGACACCACGGTAAACTTTGTATTGAATGCAAAAAATGCCCCAGGTCAGGTCAATCAACAGACTGACACAAACACAGTTACAAAGACATCTAATGTTCCAGTTGATCAATATACCAATCAGTACCAGACTAGGTTGAGAGGTAGGAGTTTTACCTTCAAGGTAGAATCAACCGATGCAAATGTGTTATGGAGACTTGGAATACCAAGGATAGACATAAGACAGGACGGTAGACGATGAGTATAGCACCAGTACCATATTTCCCTGTGCCACCTGTACAGTATTCGCCACAGTATATGGCAGAGGTCACGAGGGCGTTCGCCACCTTTGCGCTGCAGATGACAAACTCTGCTATAGCAAAGCCCGTCCTTATAGAGATTCCAACGTCTGCTCAGTCTGGTGACGAGGTGGGGACTGTTTACGAGACTGAAGGCGTACTGAGAATAAAATCCGCTACGTCCGCTGACAATACTGTCGGCATACCATTACCAAGTTATACGGTGGCTACGCTGCCAACTGTAGAGACAGGCACACTAATATACGTTTCTGATGGGGCTGCTGGCAGTCCTGTTGTTGCGTTTGGTGACGGGTCCAACTGGCTGCGTGTCGATACTAGAGCTGCCGTTTCTACTTAGGAGATCACTATGGCACACACGATTATAGACAACTACAAAGTTTTCCCCAGACTGATGATGTTGGTTGTAACTATACTGACCTATCAAAGCGTTCATTGGTATATGAGTCTGCCCAATCCCAGCCTTGAGCAGAGCGGCTTAGTTTCGATTTGCATGGGCGCACTCACTGGCTGTTTCGCCGTTTGGATGAACAAGGAAGCCAAGACCGATAGAGGAGAAGGCTGATGGCTGTGTTTAGAGATGGTGTGCGTGTAGATGGTGGGCCTTCTGATAGGCATTTTGAGATACTCGCATCGCATGGAAAATATGATGCTATTCCTCAAAATAAAATGCAGAAAGCTATGTCAGATGCGGCAGCAACAAAAGCGCAGCAACAAGCCAAGCTAAGTAATTTTTTTGGTGGCATCTTTGGTGGATCATCTAACAAACAATCTCAACCTAGTTCTCCTTCTAGTGGTTACAAAAGTATTGGGGATAGATTTGATGGTGGCGGGCAGCGTATGGCGGGCGCTCGATTCGCTAGAGGGGATGTCTCCATGTTTGATAAGGATGGGGACGGGTATATCTCTGAGTTAGAATTTCAGAGTGCAGAAACAGAGTTCCCAGATATATATCAAAAACAAGTTATGGGTGGCATACCATCTTTATCCAATAGGATCGGTGCTAGACCACGTGGTTCTTACGAACAAGAACGTAACCTTGGGCAAGACGGAACCAACATTGGCACATCTGGTATTGCAGATTACGTTGCAGGCGGCGGCATGTTTGGTCCTATGCTTTTTGGTGGGCCTACCAGAATGCAGCGAGCAATGCCTAACATGGATCAAGGTAAGCAGTTTACTTATCAAAGTTTAATAGGCTCTGGGATGTCGCACGAGCAAGCTATGGAGTTCTTGGGTATGCCAATGCCATCGTCGAATAGGCCATATTCTCCAAGACCCGTTCTTAGACCGTCTGGACCACCGCAAATTCCTGCAACCCCACGTCCATTTAATATGGGTGGGCTGTTAGCACTACGTGACTACAACATGGGTATGCAAATGGGTATGGGGCAGTCGGTATGATACAGGCACTGATAGGTCCAATAACTGAACTGGCAGGTGGTTGGCTCAAAGGTAAGGCCGACAAGCAAGCAGCCGATGCCAAGCTGAAGCTAACTGAGGCAGAAGCGAAAGCAAAAATTCTCTTGTCAAAAGAGACAAGTATTGCGGACTGGGAACGGATCATGGCTGAAGGCTCGAAGTCGAGCTGGAAGGACGAATGGTTTGTAATTGTCCTATCAATTCCACTTGTGCTTGCATTCATCCCAGGAACTGAAGGCTGGGTAGAGCATGGTTTTGCACAACTTTCCAAGGCACCAGACTGGTACTTTTACAGCTTGGGCATTGCAATATCAGCCAGCTTTGGTGTGCGCGGTGCATCTGCATTCTTCAAGAGGGGGAGCAAATGACATCCCACCAGAAGTTAGCAAACTGGGTAGACAGCGTAGTTACTCGTAACGATAACCTTGTTAAGGTAGCAAGTGGAAACCACTGTCTTGCGAGAGAAGGTGGCTGGAATAGGAGCTTGGCGTTGTCTGAATTATTCAAGTCTCTCTACGATAAGAAAACAGTTGATGCCATACTTGTATTATTGCAGCCAGATATGAAAACAAGCGCAATGACTGGATTTGAAATCCTAGAGGGGGATATGAAATGAGTTTTAAATTAAGCAGACGTAGCCTAGACCGCCTTGAGGGTATCGACGATAGACTACAAGAAGTTGTCAAGATGGCTATTACGCTCACGAAGACCGACTTCGGAGTGGTGCAAGGGATGAGAACCATCGAACAGCAGAAGGAGTTGGTCGCCAAAGGTGCCAGCAAAACAATGAAGTCGAAGCACCTTGAGGGTAAAGCTTTTGACATTATGGCCTTTGTAAATGGTCGCGCAAGCTGGGAATTGAATTTGTACGATGACCTAGCCGATGCAATCAAAGAGGCAGCTACCGTACTTGGTGTACCAATTTGTTGGGGTGCAGCATGGGGAACTGCTGATATGCCATACCCTATGGACATCCGTAAGTGGGATGGGACTATGGAAGAAGCCATGAATGCCTACATTGACTTGCGTCGATCTCAGGGGCGTAGGCCGTTTATCGACGGACCACACTTTGAATTGATAGGTTAGTCGAATGATGGTAAAGTGCAATTGAACTAATTGAGAGGTCTCAATGTTACCGTTTCTTTTTAGCTTAGGACTACCCGCTCTCGCTAGTACTGGTGCGCTTGGTGCGACTTTAGGCGGAATGTCTGGCGCTGCCCTTGCTGGTATGGGCGCGGGGCTTGGTTCGTTTATGGAAACAGGTGATGTTGGCAAAGGTATAAAAACTGGGATGCTGTCTTTCTTGGGCGGCAAGCTTCTAGGTGGATTAGGCGGTGGTGTAGCGGGCTTAAAGGATACAGCGGCTGGTAATGCTGTACTTTCTGGCAAGGCTCAAGCGGCTATGGGTACAGAGGCTTTTGGTAAAGCAATTGCTAATCAAGGTATAAAGGCTCCATTCTCTGGTATTATTGGAGACAATGCGGCTTCAGCAATCTTGCAACCTGGTATCATGACCGCAGCGGGTATAGGTTCCGTTGCAAATGCTGCTCAGAAAGAGCCAGAAAAAAGAGAAGATGGTGAAAGATTTGAGCCACCTCTTCCATCGGCTTTAAAGAAACAAGTATCCATTGGTGACCCTCTCACAGGCTCTGGTGAGCAAACTTACTTTGACTACACATATACTCCAGACCCCACACTTGAATACCCATACGTTGACTACGGCACTTTGCAGGAAAGAAATAGACAAAGTGCGGGGGTAATGGGTTTGGCTGAAGGTGGTGAAGTAGAACCTATAAATGAGAAAGACATCATTCTCGAATCCATCATGGCTATCAAAGGCATGAAGAGCGAAGCAGAGGCTCAGGAAGTTTTAGGTGTATTCCTAGCAAAATATGGTGAAGAAGCTCTTCGTGATCTAGTAAGCTCTGTTCAGTCTGGTGAGTATGACGATACTGTTGCACGTTTTGCAGAGGGCGAAAAAGGTATGGTTCGTGGTCCTGGGGATGGTTCTGGAAGTGATGACAAAGTTCCTGCAACTTTAGACAATCAGCAGGATGTTCTGTTGACCGAAGGCGAATTTGTTATTCGCAAACCAACTACTGATGCGCTTACTAAAGCGTATGGTGGTGGCTTTTTAGATAAGATCAACGAAGCTGAAGGAGACGCACCAGAGGTGCTGAGAAAAATGGTGGGGTAATTGAGAGTAAGTGCTGTTCCGAAGGAGGCGGTCAAGTACATATGGAAGGACGTTGAGAAGGTACTAAAGAAAAGTGTTGCTACGGCTGAAACAAAGATTCAGTTGATAGATGTTCTAAAAGGAATTCTGGACGACACTTATATTCTTTGGGTAGTATTTGAAGAAGACGAGGTTGTCGCAGCATTTACTACTAGAATAATTGAGTATCCGCAGCGAAGAAGTATGGCACTTGATTGGGTAGGTGGAAGTAGAATGAAAGAATGGTTGGATATCGGTATGGAAAAGGTTATCGAATTTGCCTCTCTTAATAACTGCGAACACCTAGAAGGCTATGGTCGTAAGGCTTGGGGGAGGGCTTTGAATAAATATGGGTTCTACCCAGAGTATATTGCGTTTCGCATGGAGATAGAAAATGGGTAAAGGCAGTTCAGCAACGCCAACACAGCAGGTAGTGCAATCAACAGGTCTGCCTGATTACGTTGATCCATACTTCAAGCGGCTCCTCAAGGGTGCTGAAGAGGCCACGATGCCCTTCGATCCAGAAACTGGAGAGTCAACTTATACCCCATATACAGGTGATAGACTTACCAGTGCTGCAGATTATGCGGACATTACTGATGCCAGACAAGGTATTCGTGACATAGCGGGTTCTGGCCTTACTGGTATGGACGAGGCTCTTGCTGCTCAAAGGTCTGGTATAGCTGGCCTTACCAGTTTAGCAGCTGCGCCCCCTAGTTTTACCGCATCTAATTTCTCCGCAACAAGTGTTGATCCTTATTCTGGCTTTGCTGCTGGCAGTGCTGACCCATATTCTAAGTTTAAGGCAGGTACTGCAGACCCATATAGTGACTTTAGTCAGGCACAGTTTAGAAAAGCTCAGGGGACAGAGTTTGATTTTGGACCCGCTCGTCAGTTCACAGGCCAAGAAGTCGCTGATTACATGGACCCATACATGCAGAACGTGGTTAATCTGCAGAAGCGTGAAGCAATCAAAGACTTTTCTCAACAGCAAGCTGGTAGAGATGCATCAGCAGTTCAAGCGGGTGCTTTTGGTGGTTCTCGTCAGGCCGTTGCTCAAGGCATGGCAGAGCAAAATCTACAGAATAGACTTGGTGACATTCAGCAGGTAGGTAGCCAAGCAGCATTTGATCGTGCAATGCAGATGTTTGAGTCTGACCGTGCAGCACAAATGGATGTTGAGGGTCGCCGCGCAGCAGAAGCAGCCAGAGTTCAAGGTATTGACGTTGGTGAGACAGGGCGCACTCAGTTAGGCACAGCAGCAGAAATGGCAAGAGTTCAAGGAGCAGAGGCGGCTGAACTTGCACGGACCCAAGGCATTGGTCTTGATGAGGCGGCGCGAATTCAAGGAGCAGAGGCGGCAGAGCTTGCTAGAACACAGGGCATCGATATTGATGAGGCCGCTCGTGTACAGGCGGGTCAAGCTGCTGAGTTGGGGCGCACACAAGGTATTGATGTTGGCGAGCAAGCGCGTGTTCAGGCGGGCGATGCTGCTGAACAAGCCAGAATTCAAGCCGCTTTAGAGGCACAAAGATACGGTACTGCAGGTCTGTATGGTGACCTAATGGGTGCAGGTCGTGGCCTTGTGGGCTTGGGTGAGCTAGAGCGCGGCACTGATATACAAGGTGCGCAGCTTCTGGAAACATTGGGACGTGATATTCGTGGGGAAGATCAGGCCAGACTTGATCTTGCATATCAGGACTTCTTGCGTCAGCAAGACTACCCAATCAGTCAGTACGAAAGATACGCAGGTATTTTGAGTGGTGTACCGACTGGGTCTTTGGATCGCACAACTATGCAGTATGCAAGCTACAATCCAATCCAACAGGCTCTTGGCGCAGGAATCTCTGCACTTGGTTTATACAGGGGACTAGGCGGAGGCTACGGAGGCTACTAATATGAATATCATAGAGCAGACAGAAGCACTCAAAGACCTTCCCGATCAAAGATTAATGCAAGAGATGCAGGCACCCACAGGGTTTGCACCTCAGTTTCTTGTTCTTAGTGAGCTTAAACGCCGCAAGAGAATGCGTGATGAATATCAGCGTCAGCAAGCTGCAAACATGAAGACGGTTGCCGAAGAGACTATCACTGCAGCAGGTGTCCCGCAGGGTGGCATCATGCAGATGTCACAGGCCATGAACCCAAATAGTTCAATTGCACAAAACACTGGGATGGATCAGGCACCTCAAATGCAGCCCACTAGAATGGCTGATGGTGGTGTGGTTCGCATGTTCGATGGTGGTATTCCTGGCGGCACTATGTCTGCTATTGCAAATCTTAAAGCAAATTATCCTGATGTATACAGGGAGGCTGTTGAGCAGGGCATTGTTGAACAAATGGCAGAGTACATGCAAAATGTTGCTCAAGATGTGCCGTATGGCCTTGATGCTCTTGAAGACCAACGTAGCTTTGATTTTGTGAAAGGCTTGTTTACTGACCCATCTAATCGTGCCGTAACTAAGAAACAGCGTGAAATAGAAGAAAGCCAACCAGAAAGAGCATTACAGGCAAGGATTGATTCTAGGACTGCACTAAGTAGATATGGCGACGATGATCCTGTATTTGCAGAAGGTTCTGTAGCTGAATACCTAAGAGCTACACCAGAAGGT